CCCTCCGGCAGAAGCAGAAAAAGCTTATTATGCTTCCATCAGAAACGATGATCTGGCAGCCTGAGTTCACAGATAAAACACTCTCCAGGAAAACCGGGGCGGTTCACTGACCGGACAGGTAGCCGGATTCCACAAGTCACGCAGCGGCACCTGCAGATCAGAAATCCCGCTACAGGTTTGCGCCAGTCGGCGCTCCAGTGAAGTTGAACCCGGTGGCAGCAGACTATTCATCCGTTCCTCCGTTGGTTACGCTCCACTGCGTACATGATGCCGCCTGTGTTTTGTTCAGGACCACATCCGCCAGCGGAGAAGCCAGTTCCACACGTTGAACACCCTCAACATGCAGAGCAGCAAAGATGGCGCTACGGCGAATATCCCGACCAAGCCTCGTCTGGCTGGCAATGTACTTCTGCAGACTGGCTTTTGCCGCTGCCATTACCGGCTCTGCTTCCGGTCCCGGATAGAGAAAAATGGTGGCTTCCACGCGATACGGGATGATTTCTGCGCTGCGAACCGTAAGACGGTCAGCCACCGGGCGGACGTTCTCACTGTTCAGAGCTTTTTCCACCACGTCCAGCAGGTCTTTTTCTGCAGTTCCATCGCCTTCGCGGCTAAGGACAGTCAGCACCACCTCTGCAGGTGCCGGGCTGGTTGCACTGGCATCCGCCACCCGACCGTCGGCGCTTCGGGCATGAAATTCATAAGCTGCAGTTGGCCCCGCAACTGAAAGCCCTTCAAAGGCTGCAGGCACACGCAGGCGTAACGCTTCATCGCTTTCCATCACAGCTGCAACGGGCGGCACAGCGTCATTATCAGCAGGCGTCACCGTCAGGCGTTTCACGTTGTAGTTGGCGGCGAGCTGGTCCAGATCGCCCCCTATGGCATAAGCCACCATCACCGCCTGCGCAGCTTCGTTAATGCGCTGGCGCAGAAGCAACTCACGGTAAGCATTCTCCTGCAACAATTTGGTGACGGGTTCAGATTCCAGTTCCAGCGTGCGGATCACTGCTTCCTGCTCATCTTTCGGATGAAGCGACACAAATTCTGCCTTGCGTTCGGCAAGCAGCGTCTCAAAGTCCGGCACATCCACAATCTGCGGCGCAGGCAACTGCGAAAGGTCAATCACTGCCATTCTCTGCTCCTGTTGATACGGAAAGGGAAACAGGCACACCGTTATTACGCCGCCCGGTCAGCTCCACCACCATTGAACCGTCAAAATTGCTGTTAATGGTGATGGAATCCAGCGTCAGCCGTGGCTCCCAGCGACTCAGCGCCACATACACTGCCGACATGACCTGCAGGCGTAATGCCGGATTTTGTGGCTGGTCTATCAGTGCCGACAGCAGGGAACCATATTCCCGACGGGCAATGCGGCTACCCTGCGGCGTCAGCAAAATGTCCCGCACCGACTGGCGCAGATGATCAATATCAGTAATGGCTTTACCGCTGGTATTGTTCATCCCGCTATAAAGCGTCATACCGGGCCTCCGGTTGTGTCGCCGCCTTTCAGGACGTCAGTATGCTGATGCGCATCAACCACGATCCCGTTAGAACTCATCGCTCCGCCGCCCTGGGTAACGCCACCATTGATCACCACTTCGCTGTTAATGCGCGTGCGGTCAGCCTCCAGTACAAACTCACTGGTTTTCATGGTGATGTTGTCAGCGGCCTCAATGACCATTGATTTGATGCCCCTGACATACCAGCGCCCGGTAGTGGGTTCGTATTCAAACCAGCCGCCGTCAGGATGTTCTGTCACGCAGGCGTCTGCCGACGTCGACGGTGGTGCGAACTGATTCGAATAGACAGCGGGCAGCGCAAAGGCAGTTTCCAGATTGCCGCCCAGACTCAGCAGCACCACCTGCTCACCTTCCGATGGTCGCCACCATGTGCGGGCATTCCCGGCACGCAGCGTCAGCCAGCTGATCCAGTTGGTTTCAAGCTCGCCCGTTTTCACCCGGCAAAGCCAGTTTTCCCGGTCCACTTCGGTGACTACACCAGTGCGGATCAGGTTGGTGATAAGGCGCATGATTTCGGTTAGTTGTGCGTTCATAGGGTTAGGTTGCACGGACCTTGAATCTATGGCATCAATACGTCCTTGTGTGGTAAATGACACAAATACAATTCCAATCAAAGAAAGGTAAAAGAATGAGCCATCCAATTGATTATTACGCTATAGAAGAACACGCAAGAATAATTGAGCAATTATGCTGTTCATCTGAATTTTATTTACAGCGTATATATTCCACACAGAAAGTATATGATGGTTCTATAGTAACTGAATTTGAAATGGAGGAGTTATCGTACAACGGATGGTTGGAATATACCATTAGCAACAATCTTATTAGCCTTTGTACAAAACTACGAATTCTCCAAGACACTAGTGAACATGAGTGGAACCCAGATTACTCACCTGAGAAAGAAGCATTTGAAGAACATGAAAATATACTTTTTGTTATAGATGGTCATGTTAAAGATTCTATACGCGAATGCTGCAATAAAATTATTCACGCATTAAGTTTTGAGTTAACAAAAAAGACCGGCAAAAATGGAATAAAATATTGGGACGGTTCTATTATTGCTTCTGGGGTTCAAAACAAAAAAAACTGGAAAATTAAAATAGACCTTTTCCCTTTTTGCCAAAGCATAAAAAGTTATTTAAGTTTATTAAGAGCGTAAACATTCTAATTTTTCATCAATAAATACTTTAAAAGTAAATCTCTTACTTCATTTTCAGTATGTTCATTTAAACCCAGCAATTTTCGGGATGGATACTTAATGACTCCCCCCTTTGGACTGACGCGATCGCGCAGACCGTAGTGATGAACACGGGCAATACGCTGTACCTTACCTTCAAACTGTACGCTGGCAGAATCCGCGCTGGCGGCAGTTCTCAGGTATTTTGTGGTGCGCAGCTTTGCAAACATCTGACGTTTGATGCGCCCCTTCTTGCTGCGTGCTGTTACCCTGCGCGGCTCATAACTGCTGCCATCTGGATTGCGCTGCATCCTGATATTCTGCTGCTGTGTCCGGCGCAGTTCCTGCGCCAGCTGGCGCATCATTCGGCTTCTTGCGGCTGGTTCCAGATTCGCCAGCAAAGCACTCAGCCAGTCGTCCACCTTCTGCAGTTCAGCCACGTTTCACCGTCCACATTTCTTCAGGTTCATCGGGTTCCGCTACTGCTTCAACGCTCGACACACTTCCGTCAGTGCTGACCAGCACACGTTCCGTCAGTTGCAGGTTGAGGCTGATATCACAGACATCGTTGCGCAGAATATCCACCTCAAAGGTGAATAACTTTTCCCGTAACGCCGGATTATTGATGGCATCGGGCTGGTTATCACGCAGCCACAGCAAAACCGGGGCCATCAGCAGATTCTGGTCGCCGCTGAAATCCTCAATCACCACGTTGAGGGTATAACGGTACTCCCATGACATGGAGCTGGCCCCCGTGGCAACCAGCGAACCGTTATCCACAAACAGATGCAGCTTATCCGGGTTATTGCGGACATAAGGCACTGCTTTATTGAGGGCGTGGCGCAGGGATTGTGGTTTGTTCACTGTTTCGCTCCTGACACGCAATAATCATGTCCACTTTGTCTGCACAGACCGCCCAGGCGGCCTCCGTTTCATCCAGCAATGCGTTCAGATCACCGTTAGTGCGCGGCGCTGCCTGCTCCAGCCGACACGGCGTCACTCGCGGACAACCACTGACGGTAAGCTGCACCTCCGGTGAGTGCCGGACGTTCCCGCAGCCGGATAATGTCAGCAGGCAAAGGAGTATCAGCCCAGCGGCGTAAATCCTCGTTCTCACGTTTCAGTTCCTCGATCCGGTGTTGTCGTTGTCTCAGCAGCGCGCTGGTTTGTTCTGCTTCGGCATAGAGCCGCGCCTGCTCCCGGTTATTGGTTTCAGCCAGAATGGACAGACTGATCAGCTGGCTATTTTTCTTCGTTAGTTCGTGCGCTTTACTTTTCAGCGCCGTGCGCTGCGTTTCGATGGTGTGGCTGGCGCTGTTAAGCCGCCACGACTGCCAGCCCAGCGCAACGAGTGCCAGCGCCGCCACTACCGCCAGCGCACGCGTCATAATCCAGCTCCTTTAAGGCACCAGGCCATCTCCCGCGCACGGCGGTTATCCAGCCCCTGATTAAACACACCTTTCACATAAACCCAGCGCGGCAACTGTCGGCACGCTTCTGCCCAGCGCCGCTGATTGAGCAATTTCACCAGCGTAGAACTGCAGGCATTGCCCGTTCCCACGTTGAAGGCAAACGACACCGTAGCGTCATATACCTTCTGCGGCGGCTGTTGCTTCACACACCTTTCCAGCGCCCGCTCCACACGCAGCACGTTGGAAATAAGCCCTTCTGCTGCCTGTCGTTCCGTGATTGTTTTGCCGGGAATGACGCCCGACGTATTTCCAATGCCGTCGGTCCAGACACCCGCGCTGCACTGATACGGCTGCAGACGACAACCTTCGTAATCGGCAATCAGTTTCAGCCCCTCCACGGAGGTGTGAAGCTGCTGAAACCCCGGCAGCGTGGCAGCAATAGCCAGCACGGCCCCGACAAGGCAGCGTTTAACGATTGATGGATTCATAGTCCTCCCGCGAAATCTGCCCGTCGCGCAGAAGCTGGTAGGCTTTGTGTTTGTAGTACCAGTTGATAGCCAGCATCAGCACACCAATCATCAGGCCGCCCAGCGTTGAGGCATCCTTGATGGACAAATCGCCCAGCCAGGCCAGCACGACGGCGATGCAATACGTGATAAAGGCGCTGATTCGCTCAAGCGTCATAATTCAGTCCCATAGCTGGACGGTCTGCACGGTGGTGGTTGTCGGAATGTCCGGCAGCTCCACCTGCAGCCCGTGAGGTAAAAAGGGGCCGTATTCGGCAAGCCCCGGATTTGCCTTCAGTACCTGCTCCGTGACACCCTGCGTGCGCCCGTAATGACGCCAGCAAAGTGCGTCCACCGTGTCATACTGATGCGCACGCACTTTCATCAGATAAGCTCCACTGTGCAGTGCGGCGCATCCTGCACCCGGCTGATGGCCCAGCGGGCGTCACGCCATAAATCACCGCTTGCTTCCGCTAGTTCCTCGCCTCGCTTCGCACCGGATGCCGTGGCGTCATAGTCCTGGTAACGTTCGTTGAGCATGGCGCGTGCCCAGCAGTAAACCGCGTTGAAATAGTGCTGAATGCGCTCGCTTTTGCCGTCCAGTTGTTCCGCCGGGACTTCTGCCAGCGAGGCATACCCCAGCATCTGCTGGCGTCTGCGAAACTCATACAGCTCTGCGTTGACCTCCGAAATTGCCGACAGCGCAACCTGCTTTAAACGCGGCTGCGTCACCGTGCCGTCAGTGCGCATGACACTGCGAAACTCCGACAGGTCCACATCAGGCCAGAACGGCGTATTTCTGATGATTTCCGCCTGTTCCGGTGCCTGTTCTGGCGCAACAAACTTCATGCTGCTTTCTCCTGAAATAAAGGGCGGTGGACGGGGTTTTGATGTGGCAGTGCCTTTCGCCACCCCGTGCCGCCCGTGCGCGGGGGCACGTTCTGTCAGCGGCTGTCATTGCGCAGTCTGCGCTCCAGCTGCTGTTTGTCTTTTTTCACGCCACAGCGGGGATCGAGCTGTAACGCATGGTTGAGATGATTAAGGGCGGAAGCCGGATTACTTTCACTCAGGACAGCGCCAATCGCTTTATGCAGACGCGCCCGTGACTGGTCCGGCATATCCAGACCGTCTGTCAGCTCCAGCGTCTGCAGCAGCAGATCGACATCAAAGCCGGTAGTGGCAAGCATTGCGCTCTGCGCTGCGTCTGCCATTTCCTCTGCCAGCACGGTCTGCACGTTGCGGTTACCCAGCGGCATCACCCAGCCATGACGCAGGGCATGACGCCCGATCTCCAGCGCTCCGACATAATCTCCGGCATCAATGCGCCACAGCATCACGTACATCAGCACGTCATCCTGTTGAGCGCCTCCGGCAGCCAGGACACCCTCCGCCCAGGCGGCGTATTTCGGCAGCAGCTCCACCTTGATTTCCGCTTTTTTGACCGTGGACTGAACGCCCTTGAGACGGCGGCGGTCTTCTGCCAGTTGCAGCAGCATCAGGTCATAGCCCGACGCGTGGCGAACGCTGCCGCCCTCGCGGGCGGCCTGTTCAGCCTGAACGCGCAGGCGATGCTGCCGTGCGGGACTCAGGCTCATGGTTTACGCTCCGGTTTCTGCTGCGGCGGCGCTGAAGTCGCCAATCTGGATGTTTTCCACCAGTGCGGCGCAGCGGTAGTCCTCAACCACATAGGCTTCGTTAACGGATTCAAAATTTTCAATCCGGTCACGTTTCGGGTTGTCGATAACCGAACGGCGGCGGGTGTCTTCCTGCCAGTAAATGGACAGGTTATCCAGACGGGTGATCAGCAGCGCATTCGGCGGGAAGAACGGCGCACGCACGGCCTGCAGGCCACCCATGCGTTTCTGACTGATGATCATATCGGCAGCCAGTTTTTCACTGTTTTCCTGCTCTTTGTTGACCAGCGGGAAATACTTGTCAGACAGCAGCTCACGACCGCAAATCACCACCAGATCGTCATCGTCCTGGTAGACCACATCGATAAGCTCATTGACCGCATCCATCACCACGGCGTCCAGGTTGGCATATTCGCCACCTTTCCCGACTTTCACCGCACCCGGTGTGGTTTCACCGCCCGTGGTGGTGCTGCCCATGACGTGATCCGGTGCATCCTCACGGATTTTCTGCAGCCAGCCTTTGTTCACATCCTGCAGCAGCGGGTTTTCGCTACGGTTGGAGGTTTTCGCACGCTTCACGCCGTTAAAGCCGATCATGATGCGGTCCAGTGCCTGGCGTTTCACGATGGCGTCACGGATACGCACCTGGAAATCCTGAAACTTCGCCCACAGGTCCAGCTTCGCGTAGGTCAGCACCGTGTCAAAGTTGGTCTGTTCGCATTTGTATTCCACATCGATCATCAGCGTCGGATCGACAGGTTCACGCTCTTTCGCGGTGGTGTCAGTGGTTCCGGCAATGGTGCTGCCAACACCCAATCCAAGCAGCTGACCGGACTGCTCAGTCACTGGCGTGACGTTAATCAGCGTCAGGAAAGCGGCGGACTGCTGGATCTGGTCTTCCAGCGTCTGCTGCACAGACGGCTCTACGGTGAACTTGCTGGACAGTTCCTCAACTGCCACACCGTTCAGACGCGCCAGTTGCTGCAGGTAAGCGTTAAAAGCAAAACGGGTATTCTTCTTCATTGGGTTTTATGCTCCATCAGCAATTGGTCAGAGTGTCAGCGGGGGCGTTGCCGCCTGTTGCACGCTGGCGGTAGTCCTGGCGGCTGTCTTCATGACTCAGCTTATCCACCAGTTCGTTAAAGGCGGTTTGCTGCTCCTGCAGAGCAGTCTCCAGCTCAGACAGGCGTTCTTCCTGCTCAGACAGGGATTTTTCGGTGCGCGTGCTCAGGTTCTGCTGCTCAGTGGCGACCAGTTCCACGGCCTTATGCACATCAGAGAACCGGACGTCATCGGACTGCTCTTTTTTGGTAAACAGCGCCGTGACGCGGGCAAACAGGGACGGCTTGTCCTCCTGGATTTCTTCCAGTTCGATCACCGTTTCCTCTGCAGCGGTAAAAAGATTGGCAGGATTCTGCTTGCGGTTTGCCAGCGGGTTATGGGCTGCACTGGCGCTGAATGTCAGCATTTCCGTACCCAGACTGGCGGGATCATCAGTGGCAGCCAGGCCGACCAGGTAGGCTTTGCCCGTATCAGCAAACTTCGGGCTGACTTCCATAGAGGTGAATAATTTCTGGCCTTTTTTCACCAGTTCCACCAGGGACTCCGTTGGCTCAACGTCGGCATACAGTGCCATCTTGCCTGCCAGCGGACCTTCCGCGATTTCTTCAGCAAACAGCGCCGTCACCTTGCCGTAGCGGTTAAACGTGCTGTCCGGCAGATAAGACTTAATGTGCTCAAGGTTAATCAGCGCGGTATACACCGCCGGGTTGTAGCTGGCTGCCATCTGTTCCAGCCATTCACGCTGGATTTCGCGTCCGTCGGTAGTGGCACCTTCCACCCCGATGCGAAAACGCTTTGCTTTCACTGTCATGAGCCGTGCTCCGTTAGAAAAAACTTACTGGAGCCTTATGGTTGCGGTGATGGGGGCAGTGAAACAATGCGCGGTATTTGTACCGACAACCACACAAACCGCAGGCGGGGAAAGCCTTCATTCAAGGCTGTAGGTTTGTGCCATGAACACCACACTGACACCCGCAGATCTCGATCCCCGTCGGCAGGCCATGCTGCTGTACTTTCAGGGATACCGCGTAGCCCGCATTGCTGAAATGCTGGGCGAGAAAGTTGCAACCGTTCACAGCTGGAAAAAACGCGACAAGTGGGGTGACTATGGGCCGCTGGATCAGATGCAGCTCACCACCGCCGCCCGCTACTGCCAGCTCATTATGAAGGAGCACAAAGAAGGGAAAGATTTCAAAGAAATTGACCTGCTGGCGCGCCAGTCGGAGCGCCACGCGCGGATCGGCAAGTTTAACAATGGCGGCAACGAAGCCGACTTAAACCCTAACGTCGCCAACCGCAACAAAGGGCCGCGCCGTCAGCCGGAAAAGAATGTTTTCACCGATGAACAGATTGAGAAGCTGGAAGAAATCTTCCATTCCTCCATGTTCAACTACCAGCGCCACTGGTGGGAAGCCGGAAAAACCAATCGCATCCGCAACCTGCTGAAGTCTCGCCAGATCGGCGCGACCTTTTACTTTGCCCGTGAAGCCCTGATTGACGCCCTGCTGACCGGACGTAACCAGATTTTCCTTTCCGCCAGTAAGGCACAGGCCCACGTCTTTAAGCAGTACATCATCGACTTCGCCAAAGAAGTCGAGGTGGAGCTGAAAGGCGATCCGATGGTGCTTCCTAACGGGGCCACGCTTTACTTCCTCGGCACCAATGCCCGCACGGCCCAGAGTTACCACGGCAACCTGTATCTGGATGAATATTTCTGGATACCGAAATTCCAGGAGCTGCGCAAAGTGGCTTCCGGTATGGCTATTCACAAAAAATGGCGACAAACCTATTTTTCCACGCCATCCAGCCTGACACACAGTGCTTATCCGTTCTGGTCCGGTGCGCTGTTCAACCGAGGGCGCAACAAAGCCGATAAGGTGGACATCGACCTGTCCCACAGCAATCTGGCCCCCGGCCTGCTGTGCGCAGACGGGCAGTACCGCCAGATAGTCACCGTGGAAGATGCGGTGCGCGGCGGCTGTAACCTGTTCGACCTTGACCAGTTGCGCATGGAGTACAGCCCGGACGAATACCAGAACCTGCTGATGTGCGAGTTCGTGGACGATCTCGCGTCCGTGTTCCCGCTCAGCTAGCTGCAGGCGTGCATGGTGGACAGTTGGGAAGTCTGGACCGACTTTCATGCACTGGCCCTGCGCCCGTTTGGCTGGCGCGAAGTGTGGATCGGATATGACCCGGCGAAAGGTACGCAGAACGGCGACAGCGCCGGATGCGTGGTGGTGGCGCCGCCAGCCGTGCCGGGCGGTAAGTTCCGCATTCTTGAGCGTCACCAGTGGCGCGGAATGGACTTCCGCGCCCAGGCTGACGCCATCAAAAAACTGACCGAACAGTACAACGTGACCTATATCGGTATCGACTCAACCGGCGTTGGTCACGGGGTTTACGAGAACGTGAAAGCGTTTTTTCCTGCCGTCCGGGAGTTTGTCTACAACCCCAACGTTAAAAACGCCCTGGTACTCAAGGCCTACGACATTATCAGCCACCGCCGTCTGGAGTTTGACGCCGGACACACCGACATAGCGCAGTCCTTTATGGCAATCCGTCGCGCCACCACCGCCAGTGGCAACCGCCCGACCTATGAAGCCAGCCGCAGCGAAGAAGCCAGCCACGCCGATCTGGCCTGGGCAACGATGCACGCACTGTTTAACGAACCGCTGCAGGGCGAATCCGCCAATACCAGCAATATTGTGGAGATTTTTTGATGGGAAAGAGTAAGAAGAACCGCGCTGCGGCGACGAAACAGATCCAGCTTAAAAGTCAAACTACAGCCGAAGCATTCAGCTTCGGCGATCCCGTTCCTGTTCTGGACCGCCGAGAACTGCTGGATTATGTGGAATGCGTACAGATGGACCGCTGGTATGAGCCGCCCGTCAGCTTTGACGGACTGGCGCGCACCTTCCGCGCTGCCGTGCATCATAGTTCCCCGATTGCAGTAAAGTGCAACATTCTGACCAGCACCTACATCCCTCACCCGCTGCTCAGCCAGCAGGCTTTTTCGCGTTTTGTGCAGGACTATCTGGTTTTTGGTAACGCCTACCTGGAGAAACGCACGAACCGCTTCGGTGAAGTTATCGCCCTTGAGCCTGCACTGGCAAAATACACCCGACGCGGGTTAGACCTGGATACCTACTGGTTTGTGCAATACGGTATGACAACCCAGCCGTATCAGTTCACGAAAGGCAGCATTTTTCATCTGATGGAACCGGATATTAATCAGGAGATCTACGGCCTGCCCGGTTATCTTTCTGCCATTCCGTCAGCCCTGCTCAACGAGTCCGCCACGCTGTTCCGTCGCAAGTATTACATTAACGGCAGTCATGCTGGCTTTATCATGTACATGACCGATGCCGCGCAAAACCAGGAGGATGTGAACAACCTCCGCAATGCGATGAAAAGCGCCAAAGGTCCAGGCAACTTCCGCAACCTGTTTATGTACTCGCCTAACGGCAAAAAAGACGGGCTTCAGATCATCCCATTGTCAGAAGTCGCGGCGAAGGATGAGTTTTTGAATATCAAAAATGTCAGCCGCGACGACATGATGGCTGCGCACCGCGTGCCGCCGCAAATGATGGGGATTATGCCTAATAATGTTGGAGGGTTTGGGGATGTGGAGAAGGCCAGTCGCGTATTTGTACGTAATGAATTAACGCCCTTGCAAAAAAGGCTACAAGAGCTGAACGACTGGCTGGGCGAAGAAGTGATTAAATTTACGCCCTATATTCTTTCAGAAGAATAATTCCGAACTTATTTGTTTCTTCTTTGTTCACGCCTTGTCTTGGCTTCGATAAGGCGTTGAGGTTCAGTGTAAAGCCGTTCTAAAAAAAGATAGGTAAAATCTTCAAGATCCTCAGCAGCAGCTTTATCCAAAATACCTTCATGCGCTCCATCATTTCCGTCATCTTTAACGCATTCAGCTAGTTCCCTTAAAGCTTCAGGCAGTAGATGATTATCAAATAACCACTCCATTCTTAACCCTAGGCTTCTCCTTATTTTTTGCGCAGGCCCTTGCTCCCCATCAGGAAGAAGTCCTTTTGTGGCATAATCAAGGCAAAGCCTAAACATGGTTGCTGCTGCATTATAACAACCTATAGCCAAACATTTCGCCCCTTCCTCATATGCACTATTGATATGCTCAGGTAAGAACTCTGGTGGCTCCTCTACTGCTAAGTCTACCGGTGATATAGGCCTAACAACCTCTGCAACTTCCTTTAAGCCGAATATTCCACTTTCCCAATTATAGCCATCTAAAGTTTTATTTTTCGTTAAAGGTCTGCAAAGAAACATTGTCGTTTTATGACACTCTCGGCAAACACAATAGACCTCGTACTCGTATGTTTTACCCCCGCCCAATGCATTGTAAACCCTAGTGCAATTCAGCCCATTAACATCAAACGCTATTTTTTGTGATCCACATCGTGGACAGTCATCCACTAACATAACCATGTCAATTACTCCTCCCTATGAAAAAAATGAGTTGAAAAATTGAATATTCACGACTTAAAAAGCTAGCCTATTTAACACCATAATTTCATTAATTCAACCATGAGCGCGCGCTCGTATCCCCGCCACGCCTGCCCGCTTTATATAGTGGTTTTCATGCACCTGCATGACATAAGCAAAAGCCCGCCATACCTAGCAGGCCCCAACTAGAGCGATCCTTAAACGATCATGCGGATTCATGCAGTATAGACATGCAGTAGTTACGCCAAACCGTGTAGCGAGGCCACCTGCTAAAAATGTTCACGGAGTAACATTTGATCTCCACTGCAAAAAATGAAACTTTCGCTTTCACCAAATATAACAAGAGGTAATCTTTGGTGTTTTACACAGCAAACGGTGAGCCATGAAAGTCAACATAAAACAGATTGTTGGAAATTGGGAATTAGGTCTTGCGATGGATAAACACAGCATCCGCAGCATTCCCATTGGTTACGATGAGTGGGGACATATGCGGTTTGAGACGGAGCGTACTGAGGTAGGCGAATCTCTTTTCCAGCTTAAATACCGTGACGATTGGTCACAAGTTAAGCCTTTAGCCCAATGCCTAGCAGAGCATGCCTTTCCTCATTTCAGCAATGTCGGGTTTATCGTTCCAATGGCTGCATCTAATCAGCGTGCACGCCAGCCAGTGACCGAAATAGCTCAGGAACTAGCCAAACTAGTTGGCAAACCATGCTTCGATGACCTCTTGTTGAAAGCCCCCGGCGGGGCATCGCTAAAGAACCTGAATACAAAAGAAGAGAAAATCACGGCGCTGGGTAATTCGTTCTCTGTTAATGACAGTATTGAGAATAATGGCAACTGGAATGTCCTTATCATTGACGACCTCTACCATACAGGCGCATCTATGGAGGCTGCTTGTGCTGTGCTAAACGATTATACTAAGGTTAGAAGCATTTATGTTGCAGCTTTGACTTGGAGATAGTGATGACTACGGTATTTGTTGCTGGTTCAATAACCATCAAAAACCTTGACACACTCATCGTGGATCGTCTGAAAAAAATTGTTAACTCGCGTTTTCGTATTGTAGTTGGTGATGCCAATGGTGTTGATTCATCTGTTCAACGCGTATTGCTAGAACTTGGATGTGAAAAAGCCACAGTATTCAGTAGCTCAGAAAAACCGCGCAATAATCTTGGCTCATGGCCTGTACATGTAGTAAGTACTAGCCATGCAGCCGGCACTCGCGCGTTTTTCACTGCGAAAGATCTCAAAATGGCAGAAGAAGCCGATTATGGATTAATGGTTTGGGATACGAAGAGCACGGGTACTCTGAGTAACGTGATTGAGCTTCTTAAACGTAAAAAATACTCTGTCGTTTTTGTTAATAAATACAAAAAGTTCTTTATTATCAAATCTCCAGAGCACCTTGACGCTTTGATTAACTGCATGTCACCAGCCTCTTTGGAAAAAGCTGATGAAAAGATCAGATTGCGCGAAAAAATCAACCAACTAAAAAACGAGCAAATCCAGATGTTTATGTGAAATTCTTTGATGATAACACTAACGCCTCGCCCTGCTCGTTGTTCAACCTTGCTGGCTTCAGAATCAAGTACTGATGCCAGCAACGTTTCTTAATGCAGCCAGCTGTCGTCTTCCCACACCTTCTGCATAATTTTCATCACTTGTTTTCTTTCTTCGTCCAGTTGCAGTCCGGTCAGTTCCACACCGTTAGAGCTACCTTTTCGGATACGAATTACCATTTTGGGATACAGGGGGCGCAGATTGCGGTAAAGCTCGGATTCAAGGGCGTCCAGGGTAGACTGGCTAATCTTCTGCTCTTTATCGATCATTATTTCAATGCGCATAAAAGTCACCTCAACTGATGACATCCATTGAGCGGTTGTATTCGTGAGCTCTGATTTTTGCCATGAATTCATCAGTCAATTCAGAAACCCACTGCAGGGCCAGCCCCTTCTCTTCATCACTACACTCACTAGCCGCTACAAGCTTAAGAAAAAAATCAATGCGCTGGAGCTTCAAAGACTCCAAAAAATAGTCCTGCATCTTTCCTCCTATGACACCAAAGCAATACTGTATACATAACCACTGTTTATATTTACAGTATATAATAATCTTACTGATGTAAAACGTTTTTTTACGCTCATCAGCCTGATATGCCTGGTATTATTAAGAGCACGAATTGTTAACCCGCGTAATTAATACAGGTTTCGCCACTTATCATCTTCCTGCAAACGCTGGTTCCGATAGAAGATACGCAGGCCTGCTCCTGACGGAATACTGCCTCCGCGAAGCAGTAAATCGACCTCTTTCTCGCTGCCATCAAATCCCCTGGACTTCAGTTCATACACGAGCTGCAGTCGCTGATGGTCTGTAATTCGCTGTTTGTAGTCTTTACGCCGTTTCGGTTTCACCAGGCGTAACCTTGCTGCCAGTTCCCGGCGCTCTTTTTTGCTCATACTGTGCAGGTAATCGTGCAACTCCTTGTCATCCATGCGGGTGATATCCGTTCTGGTATCTCCATCAGCTGATTTGTCTTTCCCTTGTTGGTACAAATTTTCAGCAAGGGGACAGTTATTGCCACGAGTCCAAGGGGCGCAAGCGCCCTGGTCGGCTGCCGCCTCCTGAACGTCAACGGCTTTACGAACCATTTTCCACTTCACTGCATGAGTGCAGATCTTGCCCTCTGCAATGGGTGACCAGATGCCATAAATACGAATACCGTGATCGCCATAGGCGGTCGGCTCTTCGTTGATTTCATAAGCGGTTCTGATGAGGTGATATTTACGGGGAACCAGTACGCCGCCCTGCTTCATGATGTAGGTAGCAAAACAACCAGCATCAGCAGCAGCCAGAATGGCATCAAGACGCGGGTTATCCAGTACCGGCGCACCTGCTTTTTTGTCACCCTGTTGCCTTGCCACCTGACCAGCCAGCAAGCGAAGTTCACGGTAAGCCTGACGTCCCGGAATACCAAAGAAGCGGAATTGCTGTACACGATGCAGAGACGCCCAGGCATTAACGTATTCAGCGTTATCACGCAAGGATTTACCCGTTTCCTTACTGATCTCGCCAGCCAGACCACGCCCGTCAATGTTCTTACTGATGTATTTCGCGATGTAGCTTGTCGGCGTTCCTTTGCGCGGGTTTATCAGCTCAGACTTAAAGCGTGGCTCCGTGTTATTGCCCAGCTCCTCGCGGTCTTCACGGATGGCAAACTTACGCAGTAATGCAGTGATGGCGCGGCGGTCTTTTTTGCGCATGAAACACAATAGGTGCCAGTGAACGGTGCCGTCATGATGCGGCTCAGCCACCCGCACGCCATACCAGCGCAACCCGGCTTTATGCATAGCCTTACGAAATGCAGCAAACATGCCGACCAGATAATCGCTGCTTTGTCTTACCGTCGCATTTGTCCAGGTCGGGTTGGGCCTGCCGTTATTTAGCGTGGAATGGAAACGTGACGGACAGGTGATGGTGTAGAAAACGGCGCAGTCACCGCGCATTTCCGCGATAAGCTCCAGACCTTTAACACAGGCCATCATCTCATTGCGGCGATGCGCAGGGTTGCTGCTGCTGGCGTTTACCACATCCTCCATGTCCAGCGTGTCGCCGTCTTCGTTCACCAGTTCATGAGAACGGAAAAACTCCAGTGACTTGCGGCGCTGCTCACGTTTATGCATCACGGCTTCATAGCTAACATAGGGAGATGCTTTTTTGCTGACCAGGCAGACAGCACGCAACTGCTCTTCCCGCCATTCGCAACGCATCTTCCATAATTTCCGATACCACCAGTCGGCGCACAACATACGCGCCAGCGAACCCGGAATGAGTTCATAGGGCACGGGTTTGCGGCGGTTTCTTTTCCGACGAAGTTGCTCAAACGCAGGCGGTATGACATCCAGTCGCAGGGTTTCCGCTGCTACCTTTTCCCATGTCTTGCGGATTTCTTCTGGCTTAACATCATCGGTGGCATACAAATCGCCACAAGCGGCATCAAGGCACATGCTCATATGCGCAGCTACCAGGGTGGACAGGCGTTTTACCTGATCCTGACTCATTTCAGGCAGAATCAGCAGGCCGTCCAGCCCTTCATGGCTTGCCATAAAGCGAAAAGAAGTGGATAGCTGACTGTCGCGTACATGCTCCAGCCGTTCCAGACATGGCTTAATCGTCTTACGCAAATAGCGGGAATAAGCCTTTGGCCTGCCCAGTCTGCTGAAGTATTCAATACGTTGCATCAGCGGCTTGCTGATATGGGAAGGCTGGGCGTTAACGTCCGCCAGAATGACCATGTCTGGATTAAAACGCTGCTGCTCATGCGCCAGCTTTGCCCGGCTAATAAGCTTATCCTGCTCCATTTCGCGTTGGACAGGATCACGGGATTCATTAAAGAAATAACGCTCCCAGACCTGATCACTCAGTGCCTCGCGGCGCAGCTGTTCCTGCTCGTTATCGGTAGCGTACAGAGTGATCAGGTTTGAAAGCGCAGAAACCGGCGCAACTTCCGCCGGGTCCAGATAAGGGTTAATAGCCTTTTTCGGGCTGTTCCATGAGAATGCTGCGGCGACCTCGTTAACGCCGCTGCAGTTGTTCATATCGGCATGACTCATGCACGTACTCCGTACACGGCAGAACTATCCACGCCACGCGAATAATCAAATCCCACCCAGCAGCGCGGCCCGGAAACAGCAATGATTTCTGTTGCTGATTTACCCTCGCCAGCTGCCACACCGATGCTGCGTTTTACCTTGATATAGTGGTGAGTAAAATTGCGATACAGCGAACGGATCAGGGATGTGTCACTGTTAGAAACAATGACCGGATGTCCTTCTGATGACCGATGTTCAAGAACGGATGCAAGGTGATACTGGTCATCTTCAGTGAAACCGTCAGTGTGATAACCGGAAAACGTACCGTCATACGGCGGATCGCAATACACCACATCCCCCGCCTTCAACATCGCCAGCGTTTCATCAAAGCTGGCGCAGATAAACGTTGCCCGCTGGGCTTTTTCTGCAAATGCGCGAATTTCTTTTTCAGGGAAATACGGATTTTTATAATTACCGTAGGGAATGTTGAAATGCCCGCTCTTGTTATAGCGACATAAACCACGGTAACCGTGACGATTGAGATACAGGAAATATACCGCTTTCATGAAATCAGTAATTTCAGTTGAGTAATTAAACTCCTGCCTTATGTTGTAATAAGCCACCTCCCTGTTTGCGATCTCAAATAAAACTCTGGCGCGAGATATAAACGATTCACAATCAGCAGCAACCTTTTTATAGAGGTTGATTAAATCAGGATTAATATCCGCAACAAGATAGCTGGGGTACTCCGTCTCCATCATCACTGCACAGGAACCCGCGAAAGGTTCAACCAGTCGCGGGCCAGCAGGAAGGTGTTTTTTCAGTTCGGACATAATTGCGGTTTTATTTCCCGCCCATTTCAGGATGGTGCTCATACAGCACCTCCGTTGTAATGTTTGCCTTTCAGCTCTGCGATTTCCTGACAGGTAATGCAAAGCTGCACTCCAGGAATGGCGCGGCGGCGTGCTGGCGGAATTGGCACTTCACATTCAATGCAAAGCACGCGAGACACGCCCGGTGTTTTGGCACGGGCAGCACGAATATGGCGCTGGCGTTCTTCTTCAACGCGCTGCTGTACGAGATCCATTGCATCAGCCATTAGTGGATCTCCTGCGCTTCGTTCTGGATTGCTTCAGCGGTCACACGCAGCAGTTCTGCCGCTTCGACGTGGTTTAGCTGGCGGGATGTGATATGACACGCAAGACTATCAAGGCGGGCAGCCATTGCTTCAGCCCTTGCCCGGCGTTCTTCCAGACGAGCCTCTGTCAGTAAAATATTTAGCCCTACGTCATCCGGTCCGGTTTTAGTCGTGAGGGTTTCAATATTACGCATAATCAATTCTCCTGAATTTAGATAAAGGGATGCCCGGCGGGTTTACGCCATTAATTTCATTAGTTGGTTAATTCGGCATGGTTAGCCGTCTGGGAAATAAGCTCACCACTGCACGAAAATGATTCATTGCTTTAATCAACTCCCGCTTTTCGTCAGTGGTCAGCTCATTAATGCTGATGCTATGACGTTCAGCTGGAATTTTTGCCATAAAGAATATGGCAGCCAGTGCCCGTTTATTTTGTTCGCTATTAATATCCCGTGGATCACGCATATCTTTAATAAACCGTTCAAGCTCTGACTCAATATTAAGACCAAAAACTTTCGCCCTTAACTCCGCAATATGATTAAGTCCATTCAGGCGTTCACCGGGGCTTAATGGAACAGTCGCCGCAGCGCCTTCAATAGCCATTTGTTCCCCCGTTTTTTCGTAGATAGTTCTGCCAGCAATTCATCTTGTGAACGGCACGGATGCCAGCGTTTACCATCCTCACCCATGATCCAGCCGTGACCGTAGTGCATTGCCGGGCTTTGTTTAACCAGCAGCGATGCAAATGATGGTTCTTTCGTAAGCATAAGCACCTCACAGCAAACCGAATGAAGCACCGAGGCCAGTCACGGTATCAACTGCACTCGCCATCGCAGGGTTAGCCTGTAAACGGGCCTGCAGTGAAACAGCAGCCAGCGCCATCAGTCGTGTTACAGAGTTAATGCTGCTGATAGCATCACGACGACCTGCACTGGTTTTTACATCGCCAGATACCGCACCTGCAGCAACACGCCCGATCTCTGCGGTTGCACTCATGACGTAATGCGGCAGTTTCTCTTTTGCTACCTCATTAATCGGTACACATGGCAGGCAGTGAATCTGTGCCAGAAAACCATCTATCAGCGTTGAATCTTCAGTCAGATCGGTAAGCAGCCAGATTTCTGGCGCATTGAGCTGATGCGGTTGATCTGGGTTGAGTTTGTTTCGCAGAGTCTGGACATTCATTCCTGCACGTTCTGCCAGCTTCGCCATATTGTGACGAAGTGCAAAAGCTCTACAGGCTTCATCAAAATGCGGGTGTTTGGAAATCTTATAATCAAACATGCTACCCCCTTAGAAAGTTCTCATAATTGAACTCACTTACCAACAATGACGCGGAAGTTGGAATGACCGAGGGATTCACGGACCTGATCGGTTTTGTACATTAAATAACGCAGACTTACGCGGCCTTTGTTTTTTTCTTTCTTGACCATGTATTTAGCAAGCTGACCATGGTGAATTTTTTGATACACGGAGCCGCGGGAGATACCTTCCCATTCCGCGAACTCTGCAGGCGTAGCCATCTCTTTTGGTACACGAATTGAAATATCAGTGCTCATAGTGCAGTATCTCCCGATTAAGGTTTGGTTTACGTCGTTTTATCTCGTTTTACTTGATTCAATATTTGATACATCGAGATACTACGATCCAATATTTGATACGTCAACAGGATTAAAAAATGATACAGGTAAAGACTGGAGAGAATACAGGGGGAAGAGAGGCTATCCATAGACTAATGGCAGCCTATGATTTCAAGTCCAGACAGCAACTTTGCGATCACTTAGGCGCATCAAAAAGCACCATGGCAAACAGATACTTAAGAGATAGTTTTCCTGCAGAGTGGGTGATTCAGTGCGCCTTGGAAACAGGAGTTTCTTTACTGTGGCTAACCACCGGACAGGGAGAGCCAGGTCCAAACATTAAACCTAAAAAAAATATCAATTCCGTGAACTCCAGCAAGGTTGTACCTCTTTCTGAACTAGTATCTCCTGAAATTGACAAGGCGACTCTCAACGGTGGTTTATTGGTCGATGCTGGAAAAGCAATCATTGATAGCAGCATACTCCCCTCAGACTCAAGCAACCTACTGCTGGTGACTACTTCTGGTGATTCTTATTTAATAGATCGCAACCAAACACCACCAGTAAATGGTATGTGGTTAGTCGATATCGACGGGATAAAAAGCATTGTTAAATTGACTCGGCTCCCGGGAAACAAATTAGTAGTGCATCAGGATGATTCATCGTTTGAGTGCGGTCTGGATGACATTGAGGTAGTAGGCCGCGCACTGAAAATCATTAAGAGCCTTTGATATGACCATCAGAAAACAGCCGAACGGAAAATGGTTGTGTGAGTGCTATCCCAATGGACGCAATGGCAAGCGCGTGCGTAAGCAATTTGCTACGAAAGGCGAAGCCATTGCGTTTGAAAGCTTCACAATGGAAGAAGTGAATAAAAAACCGTGGTTGGGTGAAAAGGATGATCGGCGACGCCTATCAGAATTAATTGAGCTTTGGTATTCCCTGTATGGTCAAACACTCGCAGACCCCAAGCGCCTCATGGCGAAACTTAGAATTATCTGTAATGGTCTAGGCGATCCCATCGCCTCAGAACTGACAGCTGGTGACTTTACAAAATACCGCGAAGCACGGTTAAAAGGTGAAATACGAAATGAAGATGGCACACTTATGTCGCCCGTAAAGCCCCGTACGGTAAACCTTGAACAGCGCAATCTATCATCTGTGTTCGGTACATTAAAAAAACTAGGACACTGGTCAGCACCAAACCCGCTGGCAGGACTTCCGACCTTCAAAATTGCCGAAGGTGAGCTGGCTTTTCTTTCCACGGACGAAATCAAGCGCCTGTTGGCGGCATGTGCTGAATCTCAAAACCCTAGCTTACTAATGATTGCAAAAATATGCCTAGCTACTGGCGCACGGTGGAGTGAAGCCGAAAATCTGCAGGGCCACCAAATATCGAAATACCGAATTACTTATACAAAAACAAAAGGCAAGAAAAACAGAACAGTACCCATATCACAGGAGCTGTATGACGAACTCCCAAAGAACAGAGGGAAGTTATTCTCACCATGTAGAAAAGCCTTTGAACGAGCAGTAAAACGGGCAGGTATAGATCTACCGGATGGCCAATGCACCCACGTGCTGCGACATACGTTTGCTAGCCACTTTATGATGAATGGCGGGAACATACTTGTGCTAAGGGATATTTTGGGACATTCGGATATCAAGATGACCATGGTTTACTCACATTTCTCACCAGATCATCTTGAAGATGCCGTTACTAAGAACCCATTAAACTTGATATAAAACAGCCAAAATTCTATTTCATCAAGTAATCCAATTCATCCTTCATAGGTATAACTTGCTCATAAAGTCTATGGTAGGATTTTCCAATTGCACCCCTAAATTGAATAAGTTTAGGGGAAAAGCTACCGATATTAATAATATGTTCTTGCGCTATACCAGGATATGGATCGATAAAAATAATCTCTGTCATACCTAACTGATAAGCTTTTTTAGCACAAAGTTCACAAGGGCTAGCTGTAGTATATAGTTTCCCTCCATTAATACCGACCCCACCATATTTGGCCAATTGCAAAAAAGCATTCTCCTCTGCGTGCAATGCACGGGTATGCACTTGATTCCCTTTCTTTTCATCATCAAGGCTGTTGTGAATATCTTTAAAACAATATGGCAAATTAAGTCCTTTAAAAACAGTAGAACTTGAATCACTCGCCCTTATTTTTATTAAATTTTCTTTAACTTTACTCCTAAATTTTGTATTACTTCGTTCGTACAGGCTATATGTTCCCTCATCAAAATCATGCAATAACCCATCAAATGACCTCATAGAACAAGGAACTTGACCTTTTGCTACATCGTTCCAACCAACTGACTTGATAGAGTTATCATTATCTGTCACAACCGCCCCTACTTGCCTAGATATACATCCAGAATTTAGTTTTACAGTATATGCAACTTGCATAACCCTTTCCATGGCGGTAGGAGATATTAATCCAGGGTGTTGCATTAATGATACATACCACGCAATTTGTGCTTTGAGAAAATTATTATTATCAAATTCTTTTTTAGGGTTAAAAAAATGTATATCTGAAATTTCAATGCATTTTTTTACATTAGGATTAGTAAGATGATTATACTCGCCAGCTCCTTTACCAGATTCTTCATCATTAATTTTTTTTATCTGTTCCTCTGAGAACTTATGTAATTTCTTTAAATATCTGGTTCGATGTTCATCTGGTGCATTTATAGAAACCAGATGGAATGCAGCATATCTATCTTTGAAGAATTTAGCTTCATACGGGTTACGTATCGCATCAATGACTATATACGCTTTATTATTCTTTACTTTTCTAATTATTTTAATAACACGATTAATTGTTTCAGGTAAATGAAAAACAGCCTTTGGAATAAAGTCTTGATTTTCATAATCTACATCAACCTTCCCTATTCTTCTAATTGACTTTCCTGCTGACTGATATAGCTCAATATATAAACCTGGCTCTAGTTCATTTAATTCCCTTTTAAAATCCCGTGTAAATTTTCGAGTAAGAGTTAATATCCTAATAAAGGTATCTTTCCCCCTGCCTTTAAAGTCAATCTCATCATCATGATTAAGAAGATTTTTTATCACCTTAAGATACTTTATCTTCAACAAACTTTTAGCGAACACACCATTAACAACCAGTTTCTTGGCTGCCTTAAAGGAAATCGAATTTTCTTTTTTATCGGGGATTTTACTTGCAGAAAACTGAATGAATTTAGCTAAGGCCGATGGAGATAAAAGGAGCAAATATATTGAAATGAGATCACTGACCTTTATCGAATAGAAGTTCTTCCAATGAGTCTCTGCAAAATTTTTTACTATTTCATAACGCCGCAAATCCAATCCTTTATAATACTCAGCCAAGACGTTACTATCTGGAAAAGATATTTCTTTTTGTTCTAAAATATTTGCTGCAGTAGTACATCCTGAGCCAGTTCTCCCAGTTAAACCAATAAGAATAAATTGACTATTTTCTAAAAAAAGCTCACTAATAAATTTGTGTTCTCTCATTTCGCACCTGTTACGTTATAACACAAGTTTCTTCCATGTTGTATTTATTAGTATTTATTAAAAAACAAGAAATTGCAACATAGCGGCAACAATACACACACCAAGAAAATGGCGGCAACTTGGCGGCAGAGCTTTAAAAACGTATAAAACGGATAAACACAAAACAATACCAACTAACTGTTTTTGAAAACAAATTATTGTTTTCATTATAATATAAATGGTATGTAGGAATTTCGGACGCGGGTTCAACTCCCGCCAGCTCCACCACTTTTTAGTTGTTTGAAGTACAATGAAGTCTACTAAGCCCGCACAGCACAAGCTCTGCGGGCTTTTTTACGTCTATTGTCGTCCAGTGAGAATTGCTGAGAACTACGAGTTATGGCACCCTGAATGAGACCCACTAAGAAGGGTCCAAAAACCGAGGGTCCCAAAATGGCAAAAATCGCTAAGAAGCTCACTGACACTGAAATCAAAAGCACCAAGCCAGCCGACAAAGAAATCAACTTGTTTGACGGAGATGGTTTGATACTACGAATCGCTCCCCTCTCGAAAGGAGGAAAGAAGAATTGGTATTTCAGGTATGCAGTGCCAGTGAGTAAAAAAAGAACCAAAATGAGCCTTGGGACCTATCCTCACCTTACACTGGCAAGAGCCAGAGCCTTACGTGATGAATATCTTTCCTTTCTGGCAAATGGTGTTGATCCACAAATCCATAACAACGATAAGGCGAAGGCATTAAAGAGTGCTACTGAGCACACTCTCCAAGCCGTAGCGCGGAAATGGTTAGATGAGAAGGTAAAGACATCAGGTATCTCACAAGACCATGCAGCAGACATCTGGCGCAGCTTAGAGAGAAATGTCTTTCCTGGTCTGGGTAATGTCCCTATCAATGAGATCCGGCCTAAGCTCTTAAAACAACACCTTGATCCTATTAAGCAACGAGGCGTATTGGAAACTCTACGCCGTATCATTTCACGTCTGAATGAAATCTTCAGGTGGGCAGCTACTGAAGAACTTATTGAGTTCAACCCGGCTGACAACCTTGGTCAAAGATTCAGTAAACCAAAAAAGCAAAATATGCCTGCCCTTCCCCCAAGCGAATTGCCAAGGTTTATGGAATCTTTGACGAATGCGTCAATCCGGTTGGAAACACGTATGCTAATTGAATGGCAATTGTTGACATGGGTTCGTCCGGGTGAAGCCGTTCGCGCAAGATGGTCTGATATTGATACAACCAACAGCATTTGGAACATTCCTGCTGATTTCATGAAAATGAAAAAGCCTCACAAAGTTCCTTTGAGTAAAGAAGCTTTGCGCATCCTTGAATTAATGAAATCAATAAGTGGGCATAGAGAATGGGTTTTCCCCAGCATTAAAGCGCCTCTTAATCATATGCATGAACAAACAGCCAACGCAGCTATCATCCGAATGGGGTTCGGAGGCGAGCTTGTAGCTCACGGTATGCGTTCTATTGCGCGAACAGCGGCAGAGGAGTCTGGTAAATTCAGAGCTGAAGTTCTTGAGGCAGCGCTTGCCCACTCGAAAAAAGATGAAATTATCGCAGCATACAATCGTGCAGAATATCTGATAGAGCGACAGAGTTTGATGCAATGGTGGAGTGATTACGTTCAAGCTCAAAGATCAAATGCTCTGGTAGCCTAAGTATCAGAATAGCTAATATAATCCTGAAGGTAAAGAAAATGGAAACCCTATTCAAAGTTTTTGAAAAATTTAGTTCCAGACCACTTTTTTTTATTTTTTTCGGACTCTCACTTTGTGAATTTTTTCAGAAACAATCTGTTCTGATGAATCCATCAGCAGATAACATCGCGAAATTATTCGCAGCCATGATATTAGTTGTTTTTTTTACTTGGGGATTTGAATGGCTAATCTTTAAATTCAATGTAAACCTTGAACCTCATGATCAAGGCGATATTGGACCAACAATTGGAACGGCTGCTTTAGCTGTATACTTAGTTTATGCCTTTCATTTTCTCAGTGAAAATCCTGAAGCATTAAATTTAAAGTTATTAACTAACTCTGGTTTTATATACAGCACAACTCTATTATTATTCTCATTAGAAAGTATGAAGCTTAGAAGACTTAAACAAAAGTAAACAACATCATTGCGAGATAAATACAAAAGAGGTATGGCGGTAAATCACCATACCTAAAACATAATAATTTTGGTAGTATCGGTGATACATAATCCACACAAATATTGGAGCGATACTGAGACGCTATAACCTGATATCTTTCTCCATAACCAATTCTAAGTTCAGATTTAAGATGCGTTTTTTTCTTTCCCTTTTTCTTTTGGGGTTTATCGTGATGTGAATAATATATCTTTGGTTTCAGATTAAATCCTTCAACAACTTCCTTCCAAGTTTGAACCGCTAATAAAAATTGAATAGAATTGATGTCAATTAATTTTTTAGCTTTTGTAGTAGTTGAGATCCATAAAACCACATCAGTAATTGTCTCTTCAAATTTTACTACTCCTCTTACTATAGTTTGAATTGTGGTTTTTGACTGTTCAATATTATAAATTAGATCATGCGGTTTATCTGATATCTTTACAGCAATAATCTCTCCATTTTTATAAAGATCTGCAACTTCAACATTGTAGTCCTTGCCATTATCACGTAAGGATGGTATTTTTTTTAGCTGGCGATCTAGAAGTATATAACCTTTCTCATCAGACATCTTTTCATTAAAATAATATTCTCTATATTCTAATTTGTCTTTAGAAGTTCCTTCTGCGATTTGTTTTATTTTTTCAGCTTGCCATACTTTGAAGTCGTCTTCCTTAAGAGCATCTTTAACCTCAAATTTTATACTGGCTAAAGAAGTAGACAAATACTTCATAAAAGCAGAGTTAAATCGACTCCATCCTCCCCTCTTAAGGAAGAAGTGCTCGCTGCCCTCGCTATAAGTAATGCTCAATATTTCTTTTAACGAGGCTGTATGACCACTGTTATTTTCATTAGTTATCTTAACAAAAACTTTATTGACATCTTTTATGTTGTTATTTTTTATGAATTTCTTTACATCTGCTATTTTTATGTCATTAATTTTATCTGATGATTGAAGATACTTTCCACTCCCCTCAACTTTTGTGTGCAATTTAAAAAATGTCAAAGAATTATTAATTACAATAGAGGCACCAAAAGATTGAATCTCATCAATAATAACTTTTGCATCATCTGTAATGATCGATTGAAGTAGACAATTATCAAGCTCATCTATCTTTGACTCGTCAGTGATTTTTTCCGATTTAGGAAATTCGATTTTCTCTTTGGTTGCCAACGAAGAATCAATATCATTGAAAACATCGACTAATGCAGTAGGAGCACCATCCAAACTTAGCTGAATTGAATCAGAAAAAGTTATATTATTACATCCCCACTTGTCAGTTTCTTTGGCTTTTGTTTTGAGATGCTCGATGGATTCGCCAGGAAAATATGCTCCTTGAACAAACTGTGAGTATGAGGATGCCTCCTGACTCTTTCCCCCACAAAAGAATCTGCTTTTCTTGAGTAAAATATTTTCATCATTAGCTATACGCATTGCCACATTCAGCCCAAAGTCTGCTTCAATAAACTTGCTGAGATAAAAATGTGATTTACCAAGACTGATAAGATAGCAATTCTCAGGGTCCTTTTCTTTAAATCCTATTAGCAGGCCAAAATAGAATATATTATGAGGCTTTTCAATTTCTTCATTGAAGAAATCACTAAAAACATCCCACCACCATACTTCATTTCCTTTTAATTTATCAGAAAAATAAAATTTGAGTTGATAAGATTGATGTAGAATAGTTTTTTGTTCGACAAGCCCTTCTTTAATGATTTTTTTTGTCAATTCTGGAAGACTCTTATATGGCATTCTATATATGTTATAGCTGACTGACATTTAATCGCCTCTGAAATATATATTCATACAAGTTAATGTTAAAGTGAAAAATTTTTAATATACTTAATTTATCGAGCTAAAATACTTAATGAATTTAACAACTGTATATCCAAGGTTTCACTTGAGGGCACTGGTAGTCCGTTCGCAATGCGATAATTTTTTATTGACTGCCTTGTGGAAGGCCCCATTATGCCGTCAATATTCCCGTTGTAATAATCTTTGTCCAGCAAAGCGAATTGAACCCGCATGATTAAGCGCTTACGCTTCTCTGTACCAGAAGTCAGCCCATTACTTGCACGGTTAGCTTCTGTAGTTCCAACAGAATTCGTAGTAGTAGAGTTGTTATTGTCGTTAGAACGAAGCGAACGCACAGAGGAAGAGGACGATGAGGGACTTGTTCCTGAACTTGAAGACCCAGATGAACTTGGTGAGCTGTATGTTTTTGGATAATAGGGAGTGCTGCCACCATAGTACCCGCCACCTGATGATGAACGGTGAGAACTATGGCTCCGATGGGAGCTATGACTGCGATGCCCTGCAATGTAGAATGGAACTTCGGTGTTAAGTGGGGCTATCACTAAATCATGTTCATTAAGAGTCATACCAGGCAAATCACTTGCCCATACAGAATTATTGAGTGCCAAAAACCCCGGAAGTAGAGCAGCAAAATGAACCGCCCCGGGTTTCCTGGAGAGTGTTTTATCTGTGAACTCAGGCTGCCAGATCATCGTTTCCGATGGAAGCATAATAAGCTTTTTCTGCTTCTGCCGG